GAGATAGTCGTGCAGGCTTGGATCATGTTCTCGGCATTGCGAGAAGTGGTGGCGCGAAAACTATCAGCTTTGATTCGTGGCGTAAAGGCTGGGATCGCAAGGCTAAGGCGTTAGGTTTTAGACCCCGTAAGTGGGTGAGAGAGGTTTAACATGGCTGGTGGTACGACAAACACGGTTACGAGAACCGAACTTGACCCGACAATGCGTCCTTATGTCCAGTACGGACTAAGCGAGGCGCAAAGACTCTATCAACAGGGTGCTCCTGAGTTTTTCACGGGCCAGACCTATGTAGGCCCATCTCAGCAGACGCAGGCTGCGCTCTCTGCGATGCAGACGAGGGCTATGCAAGGCAACCCGCTTGTGCCTTTAGCGCAACAGCAGTTAGCAACGACGCTCGGTGGTTCTCGTGCTGAGACATTAGCAGGGGCAACCAGTCCTGTCTTAGCTAATACGGTTGCAGGTGGTTATCTCGGACAGAACCCGTACTACACGGCAGCACTACAGCCTGGGTTCCAAGCGGCAACGACTCAGTACCAAGACGCAATCAACCAAATGCGGTCTCGTGCTTCTCAGGCAGGACGCTATGGGACTAACGAAGCCCTTATGAGTCAAGAGCAACGCGCACAAGGCGCACTTGCTAACGCTCTTGCAGGGCAGGCTGCACAGTTGGGTTATTCCGGTTACGAGGCTGAGAGAGGTAGGCAACAACAAGCACTAGGCATGGGACTGGATCTCTACGAAGCAGAGAGGGCCAGACAACAAGCGGCTATCGGTGCTGCTCCAGGCTTGGCCGCACAGGACTACACGGACATTGCACAACTTGCACAGGCAGGTCAGACAGCAGAGAGTTACCAACAAGCCGCCTTACAAGACGCTATCCAGAGATTCAACTATCAACAGCAAGCACCTTACGCAGCCTTACAGTCGTTCCTCTCATCTTCCTTCGGTGCACCACAGGGGATGCAGACGGTTGCGCCTAGTTACTCCAACCCGCTTGCAGGCATACTTGGTACAGCACTAGCAGGAAAGGCTTTGTTGTCGTGAGTGGCGTAGAACCTATCATTGCAGCCGAAGTTATCGGTTCTACTGCTGCTGCTGGTGCAGCCGAAGCCGCTGCTGCTGCCGCTGCTGCTGAGATGGCTACTGCTGCCGCCGCTTCTCAGGCCGCTGCATCTGCTGGTACTGCTGCCGCTGCCGCTGGTACTGCTAACCCATTTCTAGCGACTGCCTACGGTTCTTTGCCTGGGATGACAATGGGGTCGCAGCAGGCGGCAATGCTTGCGGCGCAGACGGGTGAGTTTGGTCTGCCTGGGCTCATGTCTACAGGTGGATCTGCGACTTATGCGGGTGCTGGTGGCCCGTTAGCTAAAATGGCTTTTTCTTCTGGATCGCCTACGGCTATGCGTATGGGTATGCAAGGCATAAATATGATGCAGCAATCGGCCCCGCAAGCACCACCTCCTCCAGGCATCAAGCGCGGACAAGTCCCGCAGGGTGTAGATTTCAACTCGTTGCTCGCTCAGCCAGTGCAACGCAAGCGCATCTCTCTGTTGTGAGGGCAAGATGGACGAATACTTAGCTCGATTGTTTGGAAGCCAACCGTCTTACATGGGGCAACTCATGGGGGCAGACGACGCAGAAAGGCTACGTCAAGAAGCACAGCGTCAAGGCTTGTTAGGAACGGGCATTGGCTTACTTATGGCTTCTGGCCCATCTGCACAGAGGCAGAACATCGGGCAAATCATCGGTCAGGGGCTAATGTCCGGACAGCAGGCCTACCGTGGTGCAATGCAGCAAGCGGTGCAGGATAGGATGACTGGATTGCAGCTTGCTGAGATGGTTCGTAAACAACAGGCAATGGAAACCGCAAGAAAAGAGTTGCCTAAACTTGTGCAAACCACTGAGACACCTGGAGCGCAAATTCCTCTTCCGGTTCCAATGGATGAAGAAGGTAATGTCATGCCAGAGGCGCGTATGCCTGGGCAGATTACGCGAGCAATCAACCCTCAATCTGCTGCTGCTCTTCGTCAGGTGTTAGATCCTAAGCAATACGCAGACTTAATAAAGGCGGCAGAAACAGAAATTGGCATCAATGCGCCTAAACACGAGAAAGTTGGTAATCGAGTTATTGCTATAAACCCTGACGGGACGGTTAAGGTTCTTTATCAAGGGCCACAAAATCTTGAATTTAGGGCTGTTGGCGATACGGTTTTTGGTCTTAATCCTGAGACCGGCGCAAAGGTTACGGAATTCAATGCGGAGTCATCTCCACTACCTCCTGCTGCAAAGGTATATGCTAGGGTTTACTTCCCTGGTATTGCATATACGTCATTGAGCCCTGAGCAAGTAGCGCAAGCAATGAACTGGGCGCAAATGGCAAGCCCTGCTGACGTTGCTACTTTAGAACAAAAGAATGTTGAATTACAGGCAACGGTAGGAGTAAGAGGGCCATCTGTTCCGCAAAGACCATTACTAGCGCCTCCTGCCGCCACTCCTCAAGCTACTCAGCAAGTCGCTCCTCAAGTCGCACCTCAAGCCGCTAGGCAAGCACAGCCTGCGCCGCAACCGGTTGCACAGCCTGCGCCAACACAAGCCGCACCACAACAAGCATTGCAAGCACCTGTTTCAGGAGAACCTGCTTACACGCAATCAACGGTAGAAAATCCAACGGTTGTTAATCCAGCTATCCCGTTAAAAACTCGCAATGAGTTTAAGTCTAAACAACCGCAAGCAATGAGTGCGACGGTATCAATGCTTAGGACGTATCGAGACACGCAAAACGACATTAGAAACCTCATTAACAATGACGCTGGTTTGAGAGCGGCTTCTGGGTTTGGCGGCGAGTTGGTTTCTGCTGTTCCAGGAACTGAGGCTGCAAACGCAAAAGCAATTCTTGATAAGCTAAAAAATCGCAGTTTTGTAGCTAATATCAATGAAATGAGAGCCGCTTCTCCAACGGGTGCTGCTGTTGGTGCGGTTACAGAACGAGAAGGGGCGAGGTTTGAAAACCTTATCGCCAGCCTATCTCAAGCCCAAACATACGATCAGCTTAAGAGGCAGTTGGTTGAGTTGGATAACTTCTTGTTAGAAACGTCTGGTGCTACCAAAAACGCTTACGAACAAGATTTTGGGCGAAACCAAACAATCAACAGCGTTTTCTCGCAAATGCCAAAGGCTTTGACTCAACAGCAAGTTACCCCTGGTGATCTTGGTAGTGCCGCTAGGCAAGAGCTTGAGAGAAGAAAGCAAAGGAAATAGTGATGGCTATCGATCTAAGCAAGCTATCAGATGCAGACCTTGAGGCGTTAGCCAATAACGACCTGTCTAAGGTTTCTGACGCTGGCCTCAAGTATATTGCTAGACAACAGCCAGTAGACAGGCCTATAGAAGAGCGTGTCTCTCGTATCCCTGGGCTTGTGGCTAGAGGCATGGCCCCTTCAATGATGGGTGCTGCTCTTGGTGCTCCTCTTGGCCCTGTAGGGATGCTTGCTGGATCTTTAGCCGTTCCTGCTGCTGAGTTAACTTCGCAGGCTTATAACGCAATAGTCCCAGAGGAATACCAGTTAAAAGTAACACCTTCTCAAGCTATTTCTAACCTGCTTACGCAGATTGGTTTACCGCAGCCAGAAACAACGCCAGAACGCATGATTACGCAAGGTTCTAGCGCGTTAGGCGGTACAGCGGCATCAATCCCTGGTTTTATGCGTTTAGGTCAGGTTGCAGCAACTCCAACAGGCAGGGCGGTTTCTACGCAAATGGCTGCTGCCCCAGGTTCTCAAATGGTTGCCGCGCCTGTAGGTGCTGCGACAGGCGAAGCGGTAGAGAGCGCAACAGACTCACCGCTTGCTGGCATGTTTGCCAACATTGTTGCTGGAGGTCTAGCTGGTGCTAGGCGTGGTGAGAAGCCTCAAGTTCCAACAAAAGAGTCGGTTAAAGACGCTGCTAGGGCAGCTTACGAGGTTGCCACTTCTGCCGGCGTTATCGTGCAGCCTAATAGCTTTCAAAAGCGTTTAACAGACATTGAAACTACCGTTAAGTCTGCTGGTTTTGACGCAGACCTACATCCTAAAGTTGCTGCTGTTTTGAGGCGTTTTCAGAATGAAGGCCAAACGCCAAAGACATTAGACGAGTTAGAAATTTTAAGGCGTGTTGCAAACAGTGCTGCTGGATCTCTTGAAAAAGACGAGCGCAGGCTTGGCCGAATGATTATCTCTAAACTAGATGATTACGTTGAGAACCTCGGTCAGGCTGACTTGATTGGCGGTAATGCGGCTGCTGGGTCTACCGCACTTAAAACAGCCAGGAACTTATGGTCGAGAAGCGTAAAGACGGAAACCTTAGACGACATTATTGAGAAGGCAACGACTTCGGCTTCTCAATATTCTCAGTCAGGCATGGAGAACGCGCTTAGAACGCAGTTCAGGCAATTGGCAAACAACAAAAACAGATTGAGCCAATTCAATAGCGAAGAACAAGCGGCTATTAAATACGTTGCTCGTGGCGGCGACATACAGAACGTCCTTAGATACCTTGGCAAGCTAGCTCCAACAGGCGTTGTTTCTGGAGGCCTTTCTACCGGAGCGGGTTATTTGTTTGGCGGGCCTCTTGGCGCAGCCGTTCTTCCTACGGTTGGGGCTGCATCTAGGTTTGGCGCGGAGCGAATGATGCAGCAAAACGTAGAAAATCTACGCAATCAGGTGCTTATGGGTAGGCAAATAGGCCGAGGAACGCCTACAATCTACAGTGCGCCAGCAGCAATGCGCGGCTTGCTGTATTCGAATCAAGAGGCTGAGTAATGGCTAAGACGAAAATAAGTGAGTTTTCCTCAACTCCAGGCAATAACACCGACATAGACGGTATTGACATTGCCGAGGGTTGTGCGCCTAGTAACATCAACAATGCTATTCGGGAGTTGATGAGTCAGCTTAAAAACCAACAAGCTGGGCTCGATGGCGATACCTTCACAACGAACGATGTCCTTACGGTCTCAGGTGTCACGGCTAACGCAGGTCGTGTAAGGCTTGGCGAGGATGCTGATAACGGTTCCAACTACATAGAACTTCGTGCGCCTGCAACCATCTCATCGAATACAGCCTTTGTTTTACCTTCCGCAGATGGTTCTGCTAACGCAGTCTTAGGCACAGACGGGTCAGGCAATCTCTCGTTTTCTAGTTCCACAGGTACAGGCGATGTTGTACGCGCAACCTCACCTTCCCTGACAACCCCTAACCTTGGCACTCCTTCTGCCGCGACCTTAACGAACGCGACAGGGCTTCCAATCTCGACAGGGGTCTCTGGGCTAGGCACTAATGTAGCTACAGCATTAGCCGTTAACGTAGGCTCTTCTGGAGCCTTCACGACCTTTAACGGCGCGATGGGGACACCGTCGAGCATTACCCTTACCAATGCAACCGGAATGCCTCTATCGGGCGTTACGGGCCTGGGAACAAACGTAGCAACTGCTCTTGGCATAGCGGTAGGTTCTACTGGTGCATTTGTCACAACATCGGGTTCTGGTGCTAGTGGTAGTTGGAACATCAACGCAGCAACCGTAACCAACGGTGTCTATACAAACGGGTCTTATGCCGATCCTGCGTGGATTACCTCACTCTCTGCAACCAAGTTAACGGGTTCAATCCCGATCTCTGCTGGCGGTACTGGTCAGAGTGCTAAAGACGCAGCGTTCAATGCTCTAGCCCCAACGACGACAAAAGGCGACATCATTGCTAACTCAGGGACGACGAACATTCGCGTTCCTGTAGGCACTGACGGACAGATCCTTATTGCTGACTCAACACAGACAAGCGGTGTTAAGTGGGGTTCTGTAACAGGCGCAGGAACGGTCACATCGGTAGGTATTACGCCTCCTGCGTTCTTGACTGCAAGTGCTGCGATTACCTCGTCAGGAAACATTTCGCTTACCTACAACGGTACAGCGATCCCTGTCACGTCGGGTGGAACGGGACTTAACTCGTTAGGTGCTGCCCTTCAAGTTCTACGCGTTAACTCAGGAGGGACGGCTCTTGAGTTTGCAACGCTTTCTACTGGTGGTGATGTATCTGGCCCTGCTTCTTCGACAGACGCGCAGCTAGCAATCTTTGATGGTGGAACAGGGAAAGTCATTCGTGCAGCTACAACCACGGGTGTCTTAAAAGCAACCTCTGGTGTCGTAACTGCGGCTTCTGCCGGAACGGATTACATAGCCCCAGGTGGAGCATTAGGCACACCTTCTTCCGGTACGTTAACCAACGTCACAGGGCTACCAATATCTACAGGCGTTTCTGGCTTAGGCACAAATGTAGCGACTGCACTCGGTGTAAGCGTAGGGTCTGCCGGAGCCTTTGTCCTTAACGGTGGTGCATTAGGAACCCCGACCTCAGGAACCCTAACCAACGCTACAGGACTTCCCGTTTCTACGGGTATATCAGGACTAGGAACTAACGTAGCGACTGCTCTAGCGGTCAACGTAGGCTCTTCTGGTGCTGTCGTTGTGAACGGTGGTGCGCTAGGTACACCTTCGTCGGGTACGCTAACCAACGCCACAGGATTGCCTTTAACGACTGGCGTTACAGGAACGCTGCCTGTTGCTAACGGAGGTACTGGCCTTTCTTCATTAGGTTCTGCCAATCAATACTTAAAGGTTAACTCTGGTGGTTCTGCGCTTGAGTTTGCAACCTTAACGGCAGGTGATGTCTCTGGGCCTAGTAGCGCGACAGATAACCGGATTGCAAGGTTTGACGGTACGACAGGAAAACTTATTCAGAGTTCGTCTGCAAGCATCACAGATACCGGACAGGGCTCTTTTGTTGGCTACATGCAGGTCACGGCCAACACAGGCGCAGGAACTTCTGGTTATCTTGAACTTCAGTCAGCAGACGCAGGTTCAGGCACAAAGACGCTACGTCTACAACCATCGAGTTCTGCATCCACCTCGACACAAACCTACACATTCCCAACTTCGTATGGAACGAATGGAAACGTCCTTACGTCTGACGGGTCGGGTGGATTATCCTGGGGTGCTGCTGGCGGTAATCCTGCGGGGTCAAACACTCAGATTCAATTTAATTCTTCTGGTGCGTTTGGTGCTTCTGCAAACCTTACTTGGGACGGTTCTAACGTCCAGTTAGGTGCTACAGGTGCGCTTCGTCTAGCGGATCTTGACTCTAGTAACTACATAGGTATTAAAGCTCCCAATACGGTAGCGTCTAACGTCACTTATACGCTTCCGAGTGCTGATGGCTCTAACGGTCAGGCACTAACAACAAACGGATCAGGAACGCTTGCGTGGACTTCGTTGTCTGCGACTCCTGGTGGATCTAGCACTCAGATCCAGTTTAATAGCTCAGGGTCTTTTGGTGGCTCGTCGAACCTAACCTGGGACGGTGTAAACGTCCAGCTAGGCGCAACTGGTGCTATGCGGTTTGCTGACACCGACTCTAGTAACTACATCGCGCTTAAGGCTCCAGGAACGGTTGCAGCTAACGTTACGTTTACATTGCCCAATGCTGATGGAACGTCAGGTCAGTTCCTTAAGACCGACGGTTCTGGTGCGCTGTCTTGGTCTACACCAGCGGGTGGTGGTGATGTTACTGGCCCAAGTTCTTCTACAGATAATTTCATTGCTGTCTTTAACGGCACAAGCGGCAAAGCAATCAAGCAGAGTTCTGCGCTGTACTGGACGAGTGTTTTAGTAGGCCAGGGTTATCTAGCGGCAGACGGTTCTGTCTATGCAGACGGGATTATCGACCTTGTAAACACGGGTGGATCTGGTAAGGGTGTCAAGCTAACCTACGGTTCTTCTGGAACGGCCTCGGTTACGCTTAAGGCTGCATCGTCAGGAACGACGACACTGACATTCCCGTCTAGCGCAGGCTCTAACGGTCAATATTTATCTACTGACGGTTCTGGTAACTTATCATGGGCAACTGTAAGCGGTGGTAGTTCTACAGCGCAAAACTACGCATGGTTTCTTAGTTAAGGAAAGATAATGGGAACTTTAGTTCTTGACGCAACCACGAAAACGATACAGGCGGTGATGTCTGGGGCTGCGGCTACCAGTAACCCCGAATTTACGGTTGCTTATGCTGACAGTACGTCATCAACGCTTACCGAAGGTGCGAGCGACGGTGCGCTTAACGGTACAACTGCGGTAACGCTTGTATCCTCTCCTGGGTCGTCCACGAGAAGGGTAGTTAAGTGGATCACCATCCAAAACAAAGACACGGCAGCGGTAACCGTTACGCTGACCTATAACAACTCTAGCGGGTCTACGAGTCGTCAGATCGCAAAGGTGACGCTGGCTGCTAATGACACTTGGACAACAGACGGTGTTTACGATGCGTCTGGAAACCTAAAGACCGTTCCTGGCTCAGTTAACTTAGCAACGCAGGTAACAGGAACGCTTCCGGTAGCCAATGGTGGTACAGGCGTAACGACATCGACCGGATCGGGTAATACGGTACTTTCTACGTCACCGACTTTAGTGACACCTGTATTAGGCACACCAACGTCAGGGACTCTGAGTAACTGTACGGTTGACGGAACTAACTCTGTAGGATTTAGGACTGCTCCTCAAACATCGGGCGGGTCTAGTTCTTACACGTTGGTTTTAACTGACTCTGGCAAGCATGTCATCTTTACGGGTGGATCAACGGCTACTTTGACAGTACCGACTAATTCCTCGGTAGCGTTCCCTGTTGGAACGGTTCTTCTTGTCATTAATGACAACTCAGGAAACCTAACGATCTCCGGTGCTGGCGTTACTTTCCAGCTTGCTAACGGAGCAACAGGCAATAGGACGGTAGCAACAAAGGGTTTAGCGACTTGCGTTAAAACCGCAACCGACACTTGGTATGTTTCTGGAGCGGGGGTAACCTAATGGCTGGCGCACTTACAGCGGCAATAGCGGCGGCGTTTGCAGGAAGCGCTGCTGCCGCTACCGACCCTTACTTTGAATACACCACGCTATTGCTTCCTGGCTCTGGAACCAACGGCGCACAGAACAATACGTTCTTAGACGGTTCTACCAATAACTTCACCATCACCCGCAACGGCAACACGACACAGGGTACGTTCTCACCGTTCAGTCAGACTGGGTGGGGTGGGTATGCTTCTGCAACTGGGCAGTATTTAACGGCGGCGACAAGCACGGCGTTTGATCCAGGGTCAAGCAATTTTACGGTTGAGGCTTGGATATATCCAACTGCATTAAATACATACAATTTTATTTATACAAGAGATGGCGCAACAAACGCAGCCTCTCAAATTGCTTTTGGAATAAGTTCTACTGGCGTTTTGACTGGAGAAGTTTACGTTAGTTCAACTGCGTATACGGCTTCATCATCAGCGGGAGCAATCGTTACCAATCGTTGGACGCATGTTGCTTTTGTCAGAAACGGCACTACAACTTACTTATACGTTGATGGTGTTCAAAACGGCACAAACACGGGTCTATCAACATCTTCAATTAACACAGTAAGCATAGCAGCAAATATTCTTAATCAAGCGGGTGCAGCCAACCGTGGAATGCAGGGATACTGCTCTAACTTCAGGCTAGTAATTGGAGTTGCTGTATACACCGGAGCATTTACACCGCCAACCTCACCGCTGGCTGCCACTCAATCTTCTGGCACAAACATCTCTGCCATTACAGGAACTCAGACGAAGATTCTGACCTTCCAAAGCAATCGTTTTATTGATAACAGCGTAGCCAATTCTGGTGCTGGATGGACGCTGACTGTAAATGGTTCTCTCTCTGTCCGAGCCTTCTCCCCATTCAACCCCACTGAATCGTGGTCTGCTGCGACCTATGGTGGGTCTGGGTATTTTGATGGTAGTGGGGATTATTTGAGTGTTGCTGACAATGATGCTTTTGCGCTTGGAAGCAATGATTGGACTATTGAATGTTGGGTATATGTTTCAAGTCTATCGTCCCAAGGGTTTGTTGCTCAAGTTGCCTCTAACGGTGCGGACGCAAGTATAGGTTTTGTTTTAGGAATCAACGCTTCAGGCTATCCTTATATAGCGTCTTATATCAACGGCGCATACACCGCCGCAACGGCATCAACAGCTATAGTTGTTAATCAATGGAATCATATTGCTGGCTCACGAGCAAGCGGGACGATGGGTGTTTTCCTTAACGGATCACGACTTGCATCAACCGCTGTTTCTGGCTCATCGGTGAATTCCACGGCTACCGTTACCGTTGGAGCTTCTAATTCTGGCTCATCGGCCTTAACAACAGGCTATATAGCAAACGCAAGAATCGTAAATGGAACCGCTGTGTACTCAGGCACTACCTACACAGTCCCAACCGCACCACTCACCGCCATCACCAACACATCCCTACTACTCAACTTCACCAACGCTGGTATCTACGATGCTACGTCTAAGAATGACTTGGAGACGGTGGGGAATGCTCAGATAAGTACGGCGCAATATAAGTTCCCGCCAAGTAGTATGGCTTTTGATGGGACGGGGGATTATTTAGTTACAGACAACTCAGACAATATTTTAGGTTTTGGTACTGGCGACTGGACTATTGAATTTTGGCTTCGTTTGAATAGCACGGGAACTCAAGTAATTTTTGACGGGAGAAGGTCTAGTTCTGGTGATGTAACTCCTCTGATTTATTACTTAAGCGGACTCAAATATTACACCGCAGGTGGCGATAGGATTTCTGGAAGTACGTTATCAACAGGTGTTTGGTATTACATTGCAATTGTTAAAAGCAGTGGTAGCACGAAAATGTATATTGATGGTTCGCAAACAGGCTCTACTTACACTGATGGCAATAACTATACCCAACAATCCCAAAGGCCAATTATTGGCGCTGAAGGCTTTTCCGTCGGGTCTAACCCACTTAATGGCTACATTCAAGACCTAAGAATAACTAAAGGCTACGCAAGAACCATTACAACACCAACAGCAGCCTTCCCAACCCTATAGGACTAGACCATGCAATACTGGACAAAGAACGGGTCTATCCCAAGCACTGAAACAGATGGCACTGAAGGCTGGCAACCGGCTCCAGAGCCTCCGACAGAGGTTCCTGCTGACAAAGAACTTGTATGGCTGAACTGGGAATGGATCATCAGAGACCCTAAGCCAGCAGACAGAGCAGGTTTCCAGTGGAACTGGCAGCACGAGAGCAGGACTTGGGTGGAAAGTGCTTGGCAAACTTCGCCAGAGTCTTTGCCAGATTTGCCAGTTCTGACAGAATTGACTACTAGCCAAGTAAGCAACCTCACGACAGCTCAAATGCTATGACACCCGAACAGAAGTCAGACGTACTTGTTGAAGCTGCAAAGGCTGCTCCTCCTGTAGTGATTACAACGGCTGTGACCGTTGGCGGTCTGACTCTTAACGAATGGGTGGCAGTTGCTACCCTGCTCTACATTGTGTTACAGTCCGGCTGGCTTGTCTGGAAATGGTTCCATGCCATAAAAGATAAGAAGAATGAAGCACAATCTTCCAATAGTTAAAGTAGTTTGGGAAGATGCCTGCCACGACACTCTGGGTTGGGGTGATAGCCCAGAGAAAGCCAGGGAATTTCAAGTTCCGCTTGTTGTTTCTGTAGGGTTCTTGTTAGCAGAGACCAAGCAGGGCGTGAAAATTTGTCAGTCATTGACTGACGACGCAATTGCTCAGTCTTTGGTCATTCCTCGAAAGATGATCCAGAGCATCGAGCGAGGGGCTTGGCGGTGCGTAAAAAATCAGAAGATGAAGAGTTCATCAAAGTCTGGCAAGAGTTAGGCAGTCCAACAAAGATTGCAGATCGCATAGGTCTTGCCCTTCGTAATGTATACGAGCGACGAAGGGCGATTGAGAAAAGATACAACATTCTTCTACCAACAAAAGACGGTCGTTTCACCATACCAGAGAATCGCAGGCGAGCAACCTTAGAAACCGAAGGTTATGTCCTTGTCTTTAGCGACGCTCACTTCATGCCTGGGGAGCCTTCTGTAGGCTTCAAAGCACTCTTAAAACTCATCAAGACCTTAAAGCCTAAAGCGGTCATTGCAAACGGCGACATCCTTGATGGCGGGACTATTTCCAAGTACGGCGCGATGGACTGGGAGCCCGTTACAAGCCTTCGTGACGAGCTAGAAGCAGTCCAGTGGCATATGGATCAGATCGTGAAGGCTTGTAAGGGTCTAGGAACCTTCCTGCATCGAACGACAGGCAACCATGACATCCGGTTTGACAAGAGGCTTGCAGGCGCGGTTCCTGAGTTCAGAGGTATTGGCGGAACATGTCTTAAAGATCATATTCCCGAATGGTCTGTAAGTTGGTCGGTCATGGTCAACGATCTTTGCATGATTAAGCACAGGCTCCAACACGGAGGTATCCATTCGGGTTATAACAACACGTTGAAAGCAGGTATCTCGACAGTCTCAGGGCATACTCATCTCTTGGAGGTCAAAGGATGGGGCGACTATAGAGGAAGAAGATACGGAGTCTCTACAGGGATGCTGGCCGATCCTGAAGGAAACCAGTTTGCTTATATCGAGGATAATCCGGTTCCCTGGTGCTCAGGCTTTGCTGTCTTGTGTTTCAAAGATGGTCTACTCTTGCCTCCAGAACTCGTAGAAGTCATCGAGGGTACTGCTTACTTTAGGGGAACGGCAGTTGGCTAACTTTGAACAAGCGTACGACAAGATGATGGAGGACGAAGGAGGTTACGTTCTTCATGAAGTCCAAGGCGACCGAGGTGGTCAGACCTATGCGGGTATCGCTCGAAAGATGCACCCTAAATGGGAGGGCTGGCAGCATATTGACTACCAGGAAACGCCTCCAACACAGTTAGTCCGAGACTTCTACAAAGAGAACTTTTGGGACAAGATCAAAGGCGACGATTTAACGCATGACGTTATAGCATCGTCGATCTTTAACTTTGCTGTTAACGCTGGCGTTCCGGTATCCATCAAACTTGCCCAGATATGCGTCAAAACGGCCCCAGATGGCGTGATCGGGCCCAAGACCATATCAGCACTCAACCAATCGAATCCTGAGCTCTTCGTGGCTTATTTCGCGCTTGCAAAGATCGCTCGTTATCGTGACATTGTGACGCGGGATAGAAGCCAACTTAAGTTTCTCCTTGGTTGGGTGAACAGGACGCTTAAGCTATGAACCTGTTAGGAATCTCTTCCATCGTTGATTCGGTCGGTAAGGTCATCGGAGACTTGCACACGTCCGACAAGGAGCGCATGGAGCTCGAACTCGAGGCCAAGCGTATCGACCAAGCGATAGACCTAGGTCAAATGGAAGTCAACAAGGTCGAAGCTGCCAATCAGAACCTGTTCGTTGCTGGCTGGAGACCTGCTATCGGTTGGGTGGGTGCTGGAGCGATGTTCTACCAGTTTCTTCTTTATCCGCTTTTAGTCTGGGCATGGACTTGGATGCAGGCAGAGCAGATCGTTCCGCAAGAGGTAAAGCCTCCTCCCATGTTGGATACCGACGCTCTATGGGTTATTTTGAGCGGTATGCTTGGGATCGCTGGGATGAGGAGTTTCGAGCGCGTGAAAGGTGTTGTTCCTCCGGCTAAGTCTTAGGCCTTTTATGCTGGGCAAATATCTCGTCTCGTACCATCTGGCCAATCTTGTCACCGTGTACTTTGTCGATCTTCTCAATGATCGGAAGCCGTTTGCTTTTAGCTAACTTTAAGATCATCTTCGCCCAGTCCTGAACGACAAACGGCAGTGCACTTTCGTACGCTGCCGCTATCTCCTCAACATCAGAACTTTTAACCTGCTTGATAAGGTTGATCCACGATTCCACGGATCGACCACTCCTTAAACGCTTTGTGCTTTGCCATTGTGTCCGGACAATGTGTGGACGGTGGAATCCATCCGTGTTCCCTCCATATTTCCTCGACGGGTCTGAAGTTTTCTGTCCTCGTCTGATTCTCGATTAACTCTTTCCAGTTGCTCATAGTAAGCCTTTCGGGAACGGATAGACCGCATCCTCGTGAGGAGTTCCTGGCCGTGGTGCATTGAAGAACCTCCGTTTTTCCAACTCTGTAGGCTTCCAAAAACACTCTGGAGCCTCAGACTTGATAATGTGAATGATCCTCTCAAGTACGGGAGAGTCATCGGAAATGTTTGCTGGTCTTTTAGCAAACGCCTTTTTTAGCATGGTTTGGTGGTGTACGCTTAACATATCAAAATGGCACTGAATCGTCGTCATCGACTTTGGTTGATCTTACTTCCTCTTTTGCTTGGAACTTTAGCCCAAGATACTTCCCGTCGGAACCCTCGTTAACCCATCCTGAGATCCAAAACTCGACCCCGTTAATCATTGCTGAACCTCGGTAATCTGGGTGTACATCCTTCTCCTTCTTCTTGTTCTTGCTGATACTTCCTGTTAGTTCTTTTGGCATAGCTTTTCTTCCATTTGAGTAACTTCGTTGAGAAAGGCAACCAGATCAGCCTCAATCTTGGTTAACTCTTCCGGCTTTGGCTCGTAACGTACGACGAATAGTTGAAGATGTTCAGGAAGCCTTGGGTCGAACGAAACAAAGTCGCACCAAGTCCTACCTGTCACGAGCATTTGAGTAAGCATTTGTGGCTTGTATTTGGTGGGAACCTCCTTAGCTAAAAGATAATCAACGTGGGTGTTTGAGTTAGGGCACTTGATCTCGATCAACCCTGACCCTGCAAAGCCGTCAGGGGACGCTCCAAGCCACTTTATCGACTTGTGGGTATGAAACCCTGTCTGCTCGACAAAATGCCCTGTGTGAACCTCGTAGGCTGCTCTGGCGACAGGTTCTTGTTCTGTGCCCCATTGCATATAAGTATTTGTATAAGAATCACTTTGCAGGCCCGTCAGACGCTCTGTAACGAGTTGAATCTGATAGTTCCTACGCGTAGCCGTTCCTGCCTTTGCAAGCGCGTCTGAGGCTCTGCTAGCGGTTAGGTGGCCTAACCTTGCCTTAAACCAATCGTCAGTTCTTTGTTCCATGTTGCACCTTTAATATCCCTCGTTCGATCATTGCTTGCATTGTGTTGATGTACGCTTGGTTCCAGAAGTCTCGTCGTTCTTCACGAGACATTTCTTTTCCCTGGTCTAAGTATGAGTGGCATTTGTAGCAAAGAGATGCTACTAAAGCATCAGAGACTTTGATGCCCATACCTTTGCCTTGATTCCTGTGGGCAGCGACTACAGTCCCGTCCTCACAAAAACATGATCCGCAAGGCATATTTCTACAAGCCTCGAGCAACTTTTTGTTGGTGTACATTGATCTTCCTTAAGTCAAGTTCAGCGTCCTTCATCTCGTCTGTCCAGACTAAACCCTTCTCGATTGCGTACTGCAATAGTTGCTCTACAAGATCCGAGAACTCAGACACGGTAAGCGAAGCAGTCGATGGTTCAATCTCTTTGACTTGACCTCCAGGAAGTTCAACAACACGAGATGGTAGAAACCTCGTCTTAGCCCACTCATGCCAGATGTCCTGGGTGTACTTCTGGCCCATAAGCTGTTCCGCGCAAGCTGTCAGGATCGACCAATAGAACCGATTCTGAGCCGCTGTACGTGGTGGCTTGGAGATAGTTACCATGTAGCCTAATTCAGTGGCTTGTACGGCCTCTATGACCCTCCTACGGTCATTCTCAGTGGTTAGGATTGATCTCATTTCTCAGATACCAGTTGTAGTTTGCTCTAAAGGCTCGTCTCTCGAAGTCAGTGAACTTATCGTGACGCTCTGAGTACATGGCATTGACCATGCGTCTCTTGAACTCTTTGCTGTCAACGTCAAGCCACATTAGATAATTGTCGAGCCCTGACTCGTGGAGGTCTCCGAATAGGAACCTAAGTGCGGTAATTGTGTCGTCTGTTGGTCTCGTTTTGTAGGGTGCTTTGCAAGCATCATCGACTGCTAGCTGGATGACAGACCAAAGCAGTTTCTTGCAACGCTCTGTCTGGATCGAGTCCAGCAGTCCTTCTTCAAATGTGTT